GATAAAATCAAAAACCAAACGAATCACCTGAGTGGTGTATATTAAAAAACCTTTATTTTATAAGGATATTTGATATATTTATATACCTAAAAACCAAAGAACACCTATATCTCTAGTTTAACAGTCTACACGCGAGGAGCACCTAGGGGGTATCAAATCGAAAAATAGGTTGTTTGGTTTTTATGAGGTAAATCATAATTTACGGGATTAACCGGAAGGGTTGATTGCATCCCTATGGGGAGCCTATAGGGCTGTTCCTGGCTTAGGACATTCCCTTCAGCTTATTCCATTCCTTGCGATTCCGGCCGACTCACTATTTGGCGTCTGCCAGTAACCTCCTGACAGCGGAGTTATTCAGGCCAGCCAGTAACCCCACACATTAAGCACGAAAATATTTATTTTCCCTCTTGCAATTTCCTGCCAAATGGATTATCATTAAGACAAGTAAATAGTGGCGATGATATCGAATGGGATTGAGCTTTAATACGTTGTGGACGTTAGTCCAGGGCGCGTTAGGGCTCTTTTTATTTTATCGACACAGCAGGGAGGGAAGCAGGAAATGGCCAGCAGAAATGGCAACAACAAGTCCGAGGAGACAATCAAAAAAAATAACAGTTTTCACAGCATGATTCGCAAACGATTTCGCTATAACCCGATTGACAAAACCCGTGTTGAGTCAGCAGATGAGCGGATAGACACATTCTTTGACCTGTGCGACCAATACGGCGTGCTTCCTAACGTTGTTAGCCTGGCTATGGCTCTAGGGATTGGCAAGCAAACTATGTACAGATGGTGTGATGGGATAGATGGGGTTGCTCCCTCAGTCAGGGACTCGATCAAAAAAGCGCGCGAACAAATCGAAGCAAATACGCTTACAAATGCCCAGAATAACGCCATAAATCCGATTGCGGCGGCCCTGGTGCTTAACAACAACTTTGGGTATGCCAAGCAGGACCAGCTTAACATCCGTGTGGAGCAGGTTAACAGGCCGGTGGACGTGATAGCACAGGACTACCCGGCGGAGGCCATCGAGGAGCATCCGAAGGTGGATTTTTGATGGAAAGTTGTCAGATAATTTGATGAATAAGTTGCACAATTGACTACAATTTTGGATGCGGTGGTCAATAATTGGGTATTGTGTACATAAAAAGGCCTGTGAATTGTGCAATATGTTGATTTATCTATGCGTGAAACATGAGTTTCGCGAATAGTTAAAAAAGTGGGGAATGCTGCGGTGCTTGATGCCTCTGGTCGGCTCCAGCAGCGGGACCGGGGCGGGGGTCTACAGGGAAAAGGCCCCTCCGGCGCCAGTTAGTCCCCCAAGCACTCACAGGTTTAAAAAGACCTTGCGACCTGCGCATACACCAGATAGGTACCCCTATTTTTCAGTTTCCAAAATTCCGGGCAAATATAAAAAGGTTCATAGGGGCGGCAAGGCTTAAGTTTCCCGCGTGAAAGGAGTACAGAGATGGTTTTAAGAAAATTAGTACCGGGGACCCTGCTAAGTTTCTTGGCCCAAGGAATATCCCTGGGACGGAAGAGTGGCAGAAGGTGCATTTTATTCACCAGAAAATTCTTGATAAATGTATGAAGGAGCACAATAATGCTTGATGTTGCAATTCGTCACAGAGAAGAACTGATTGAACGCTTCAGGGCTGTGTGGTTTGATGAAAAATACAAATATTGGAATTGTACAAATTATTATGAGGAATGGGATGTTGTGGAATCCACCTGGAACAGGCATCAATTTGTGTCCCTGGGCAAGCAGGGAAAGATGATTGGATACATAGGGTATCACATTGATCGGGCAAATGATTTTGTATATGGACTGAATATCATTAACTTTACCGACAATAAAATCACATTTGGATTGGATTGTGGCCAGGCCATTAAGGATATTTTTGAGAAATACCATTTCCGGAAGATTAATTTCAGTGTGGTTGTCGGAAATCCAATTGAAAAGACCTATGACCGGATGATTGAGCGATATGGCGGGACTTTTTGTGGATACCAGCGCAGGAATGTAAAGTTGATTGATGGTCAGTTCTATGATGAAAAGCTGTATGAGATTTTTGATGATGAATACAGGAGAAAGGTGCGCTATGGTTCCAACATGTGAAAAGGTTATTCGGTATGATAGCGAAATTATTCCGTCCAGGAGTTGCATATCGGTGAAATTGAGAGATAAACAGAAGGCATTTACAGGTAGTGTGGGATTCATTGATGAATCTGGCTTTATATTAGATATGTCAACTTCTGAATCTGCACATACAAAGCGGGTTGACTTCATCCAAGTGGAAGAGATTATGATTATGAGGTGAGAAAATGCCAAAGGTAGAAATCAGACATGACGGGGTATGTAAAACCACGGTTTTTGTAGATGGAAAAGAGATACCAAGAGTAAAGTCTTATACTGTTCACCAAGAAGTGGGACAGGAAATTCCCAGTCTGGAGCTTACTGTTCTAGGTGATTGTAGTAACGATATCTATTTGTTTGATAGTGCCGATGTCATCGTAAGGGATTTGACAGATATTCAGGTGGCGATAGGAATGATTAGAACTGAACTTCTAAAGCGCGGAGATTTGTACAATGGCTTCCTGGCAAGTATAGGGAGTTCGCTTCGAGAGAACAGTGTTTATGAACCGGATATTGATTATATGTCTAAATATATTCTGGACCGGATTATAGGAGTGGAGGAACAGGATGGAAGCGATTAGGTATCTGGTACTTTGGGGTGATTTGATAATAGCAGTGATTATAGCCTGGTTCCTTTCTGAAAATATCAAAGATACATCTTCGGTGATTGGCTTCTCTATAATGATTTTTCTGCTTGTGGCAAGTGCAGGTCTGATTTGGTGGAGGTGATGGCGAAATGTATTATTGCATGACTGAGGAGCAGAAGAAGGTGATTGAGTGTCTGAACATGAGCGTGGTTAAGTTTAAGTGTGCGCTTCTGAAGGTGATTGAATCACTTAAAAAGGTTTGGGATGATTTGATATCGGTATTCCGAAAGATCGTTTGTGTTTCTGGTGAGGATTTTCAGAAGGTACGCCATGGGCCTACTCCACGGAAGCATTACAAACTGGTAAAGCGGCTGAATCGGTGTGGATTAAATGAAAAAGAGGTAAACCTGATGATATTTAGGGTATACCGGTGCAGAAATAATTGCTAGGAGAAAAATGGAATGAAAAATATTATTGCTTTTTTTGTTGCGGCGGCAGGAGTAATCGCCGGATTATATGTGGGTGTTTGGATTCTGTTCATTCAGCCGATTATCCAGGCCTGTGCAGCATTTGATGCTGGGACGCTTACAGGGATGATTGTTGGAATTACTGTTTTGAAATGTATTTTTGCTTCATTTGTCGCAGGGATAATTATCGTGATTAGTTTTTGGATAGCAGGAGTTATCCAAATGTGTGGAAGGAAGAAAAAGTATTGAAGGTATGGATGACAAAATATGCACTGTCATCTGGGATAAAAGAAATTGAGGTAAATCAAAGTATTTCTTCTCCTGATACGGTTATTGGAGAATCCTATTGTGATTTTTACCATGGAGAGGGAAAAGAGTGGCACCATACATATAAATCTGCTGTTTCCAGAGCCGAAGAAATGCGGTTGAGAAAGATTGAATCTTTGAAAAAGCAAATTGAAAAATTAGAGAAAAAGAGGTTTGTATGATTTTTACTTATTTCGGAATTATCCTGTTTCTCATATGGGAATGGGTTAAGTTCATAAAACCAAAACCGCCGTCAATCTCTGGACGCTATGGGGATGAGTTTGAGATTGAGCGATCCAGGCATCCTAAGTAGCTGTTGCCGGGGTGATGCTGGATATTGCGGATGAATAAAAAAATCCCCAGAAACAATATTTGGTTGAAACAGGCCAATGGCAACGCAATTATGGCGGTAAGTTGCTGAAATAACCGCCAGAATGAGGAGAGATACCCAAGTCAGATTAGGGGGCCTGGGGCTAACTGGTTAGACCATAATGGTGTATGGGTTCGAATCCCATTCTCTCCATTTCCACATAATGCCAAACATGTGGAAAGATTCATTCATTGTAAGATTCTCCTTCTCCCTCATAGCTGTTTGCTGTTAAGGCGGCGCAAATCCACCGTGAGGGTTCGGAACGGTAAGTCTGTACAGTATATGTTCCGGTTATTTCTAGATTGAGATAGCCGATGCGTAGATGGAAGACGTGCCACCTGTATGGCGAGTTCCAAGACATGGCAGCCGGTCAAGCCATATAAACCGACCTTGGCAAGCAGGGGCTAACTGCTGCAGTGATGGTAGGCAGGCATCGCATGTTCTTGCAAGGATACTGTGTGATAGCATAACTGGAAGTGCTCCTGGAAACCCCAGGGAGTTGGAGGTTCGACTCCTCCCCGCAGGAATGATACATACCAAAGGAAGCATGATGTTATCATAAGAGTTCCGCAGGGAGTATCAAATGAGTTGTCGGTGAAATGCTTTAAACCGGACTGATCCTGTATGCACCATGTGATGGCAGAAGGCTGTATACACGCAGGAGGTTGGAGGGAGAATGCGTGGAGTCCGAACCTTTAAATAGGTGAAAAACCTCATAGTGCAAATGCATGGCACGATAAAAACATTGCTAACGGGGGTAGCCCCGTTCTGGGGATTTAGCTGAGCGGTATAGCAATAGGCTGTTAACCTATGTACATCGGTTCAAATCCGATAATCCCCTTTGTCGGTAGACAGGTGACTTACCCTTCCATAAGGGTTCCACGCACATGAACGACGGTAACGTGGGAAAAAGGCCATCGCAAGGGAAGTAAGCTAATCTGGTGAAAGCAACTGCCTGAAGAGCAGGAGAGATAGGGTCGGAGCCTATACTTCCCATGATTCCGGGTCGCTCCCGGATGAACTGAGAGTGAGCGCAACGTCTCAGAGAGATTGACAATGCCCACTGAAAACTACCGGAGCATATTGGTGCACAGATATGCTTGTGAAACTGGCAGGAGCTGGATAGTAGACGGCGTGATAATCTAAGTGGGCCGCGCTTGGGACGTTTAGCAAAGTGGTTAATGCATCTGGCTCATAACCGGAAGATTCCTGGGTTCGATGCCCAGAGCGTCCATTGTAGTAAAAGTTTGTGAATCGTAAAGGTGTGTGAAATATGAGATTTATTAGAGAAGCCAATCATTCTTCTGCAATTATTTGTGGAAAACTTTATAGAACAAATAATGCGGAAGTAATTGGTGAACAAAATGGTAGAAAATATTTTATGACTTTAAGACAGAACTTCTTTTCTGCAAAATGTGAATCTGAAGATTATCAAGATGGATTTGGAGATGGTCACATAATTACTACTTACTCTGATATTAGAGCCGAATCAGTAGAAAAAGCAAAAGAGATTCTTGGACTTACTAATATTAAACGATATTGTGAAGTATTTGGACAAGTAGAAGAAGCATAGATTTACTGGGTTTTTTATTGCTTGAAATTAGGCGAAAGTTATTTGGATGGGACAATGAAAATTATTATCTTGTTTTAGGGCAATTCCATGAGTAGGGAGAAGTGAATGATATATGTTTAGGCCTGGAGGAGAATATGATACTGAGTATAAAAAATGCCTAATTGAGATTGAAGGAGTGTCCTATTCTGCTGTATTTCAAGAACATCGGATAGTTTCAGAGGCACTTGATGTTAATGGGAATATGTTAGTAAATTATACAATAATCCGTAAATACATACTTGAAAAACTGCACCCCTCTTTTAAGGAGAATCTATTTGAAGTCTTATGTGATGATGGGCATAAAAGTATGTGTTATATGGTAGAAAATAGAAAGACACTAATAGAAGTGTAATTAAGAACCATATTATCGAGCGCCCATGAGCGCCATTTTAAGGAGAATGGTGTGAAATGGGTGTTGTTTCAGAGAAAAACAGAAGAATAGTTGAACTAATCAAGCAGTCAGACCTGACCAGCTATAAGGCCCTGCAGGACCTTCTGGACATGGCGAAGAACATCCTGGCGGAAGACGAGGACCTAGAATACTGCTTAAAAATCACAAAGTTTATCAAAGAGAGTTGTCCTGGCCTAAGTGTTATCCGGTCAGAGGTTCGCTACAATGAGTTGTACTGGAAGGCTCTGCTTTTTGAAGCACCGTATCTCCTTGATTCCTTCATTCTTTACATGGAGAAGAACCGGCCAGCAAGGGAACGATTCTATTTGCCTCGGCGGTCGGTCCTCAAACAGGTTGTGGATGCGATACAGGATTTGGCGGATGATTTGTTGGACGAGCTATTTATCAACATGCCGTCCAGGGTAGGAAAGACCACGATTGTCCGTTTCGCAAACGTGTGGTGGGCTAGCCGCAATACGGAAGGAAGTAACCTGTATTCTGCATATTCCGATACGATAACAACGGCGTTTTATACTGGCTGTTTGGAGCTTATAACGGACCCTACATATTGCTATGAGGAAATTTTCCCGCAGAACAAGGTCATCCGGACTGATAGCAAGTTGGAAACAATTGATTTAAACCGCAGGAAAACATATCCGACCATTACTTGCCGAAGTCTATATGGAACCTTGAATGGTGCCTGTGACTGTAATGGCCTGTTAATCTACGATGATTTGCTATCAGGTATCGAGGAGGCATTAAGTCCAGACCGCCTTAATACAGTTTGGGGAAAATTTGACAATAACCTGATAAAACGTGCCAAGGAAAATGCGAAAATTATTGGCATGGGTACTAGATGGAGTGTGTATGACCCTCAGGGGCGCCGGATGGATTTGTTGATAAACTCTCCAGAGTTTGCATCCAGGCGATACAGAGTTATTTCTATTCCGGCTCTAAATGAGGATGATGAAAGTAACTTTGATTTCCCCTACGGTGTAGGCTATAGTACACAGCACTATCATCAGGTTCGTGCATCATTTGAGCGGAACGATGATATGGCATCCTGGTATGCTCAGTGTCAGCAGGATCCCATCGAAAGAGAAGGAACCCTGTTCCAGTCTGGCAGCATGAATTATTTTGAGCCAAAGGACTTGCCGGACCGGCAGCCAGATAGAATATTTATGGCAGTGGACGTTGCCTATGGTGGTGGGGACTTCGTTGCTGCGCCAGTTTGCTATCAATTTGAATCAGATTACTATATTGTTGATGTGATTTTTGATGACAGAGATAAATATATCACCCGACCGATGATTCGGGATGCAATTTTGAGATATGGAGTGCAGGCAGTCCAGTTTGAGGCGACCAAGGCCAATAGCGATTATAAAGAGTGGATTGAGGATGAATTAAAAGACAGAGGGTATAGATGTAACATGACAACGAAGCCGGCTCCTGGAAAGACGGGGAAGGAGATACGTATCCGTGACCGAGCACCTGAAATAAGGGAAATGTTCTTTTTAGCAGATGGCTTTAGAAATAAGATTTATCAAAAATTCATTCAGAATATTTTCTCTTTTAAACTATCAGGTAAAAATAAGCATGATGATGCTCCCGACTCCATGGCACAGCTGTGTGATATGAAAAATTATATACCAGCTCGGGTGAACATTTTGGATAGAAGGAAGTATGGATTCTAGGAGGTAATTATGGATATTAAGACTCTAAAGCAATACAAATATTTGGTAAGAGAAAAGGAAAAACTGGAAGAGCGAATTATTCGATTAGAGAATAATCATCCTACTGTGGAGTGTGGTATTGTAAAGGGCTCTATGGACCAGTTCCCATACATCCAGAAAAATTATCGCGTTTCGGGATACAACATAAAGGACGATGTTAGGCGCCGCAGGAAGATAGAAAAATATAGACTTATGTTGAAAGAGCAGAGAGATAAATGTATACAACAAGAGTTAGAGATTACAGAATTCATCAATGGAATTTTTGATTCCAGGGCCAGACTGGCACTTACATATGTGTTCATTGATGGAGATTCTCAAGAAGAAGTTGGAAAAAAACTTGGTATTGACAGGAGCGTTGTTTCGAGAATAATTACACAGTATGTAAATAAATAGCAATTTGGTATTTGCAAATGGTGTTGGTACAGTCAATTCTGATTGGGCCACTGGAGGAGTAAGCTACTACAAAATTGGCAGACAATGTGTTATAAACGCACAGATTACCTTAAAGACCAATACCACAATAGATAATACCCTATTGTTTTCCGGACTTCCGGCAGCCGCATACAACGGAGCCTATTTGATTCATGGCACAACCGGTTATGGTGTTTTTAAGACTACACCTGGATCCGGGAATATAACTATAGATTCTGGTGCTACAGGAAATAGCATTTTTTATTTCGAGATTATCTATTCAGTACAATGATTATTTGTTCCATGAGGGTTTCCACGTACCATTCTCACGGTAGAAAAACTGCA